CACAAATAAGCCTTTCACGCAAACGCCATAACTCTCCGGGAGAACGGTCCGGATACCCAATTTTTCATTTCTCTACAATGTCAGTTTCCAAGTCTTTGGTGAAGGAGTTGACGGAGGCAGGAGGAGGGAAGGCTCAGCGACTTACGCCGGTCGCTGCTGCTGGTATCGACTGCGCGCTGTTGCGTGCCTACGAAATGTGCGGCCACTTGCTGGGCGCATCTTTCTGGCAACGCAATGTGCCCGCTGTGGTCGGTATCGTTGGTCAGGCGGGTACTGAGGAGGTCATTAACAACTTGACCCGCGGTTACGGGATGCCGGTGATTCACGCGCTCCAGGTTTACCTGGACCTCGGGGTCATCGGGCCCGAGATCCCCGATGGTAGCGAGGCCATGCGGGAGGCGTTCATCACTGCCGAAATGTCTGTGTCGGTGGCTGACAAACTCGCGAGGAGTGTATCCAAAGCGTCCAAGATGATGGGGTACGCCATTATGTTCGCAATCATGCGTCGTAGTGGTCGTAACTTGCAGGAACGCTTTTTGGTACACGCGGCGCATAATCTTCGTGTGTTGAGTGGACACGATGAAACACCGCTGGGGCGTATCCTCACGTCCCTGGCGTATTTGCGCTCGGTGAAGGCGATTTTTGGCAGACGATCTAGTAAGTTCATGATCGTAAGTGAATTCGTGTGCGCCCTGGTTAATTACATCATTAACTCTGAGGACTTGTGGGCGAACACTGAATCCACCCATGTCGCGAGCAAGCTTGCTTGCTTGCTGCCTGCCATCAAAAGCATTGCCCGTAATAACATGCGTGGGCTTGCTTTATCCGTCTTGGGGTGCGGCTCCCTCTGGTTCCTTCTCTGGCGTTACTCGCGTGCTACTCGTGTCATCAGAGTGCCGCCAGTACAATCACCGTCGGCATTGCTTGATGCTTTGCGTGCCGTCGAGATGGTTGCCCACCTGAGTGCTCTTCCGCACTCACGTGTTATTTTGGGGGGAGTTGATTTGCCGGCAGACCTCAACGGTGCTACAGAACACGCTTGTGCACCGGTCTGCGATTGTGGCAACGAAGGGCTCGCCATCGTTGCCACGAACGATGCGGGGTTTGCGGCTCAATACGCCACCCCGTACGTTATGACTGCGTCCACTTCACCTATGGACAGCAGCGCTACTGTTGGACACACCAAGGTGTCGTTCGTGCCTGTCCGCACCATCCCACATGGCGTCGGCAAGCTCTACCTAGGCATCGGTACATTACAGAAGAGCCTGGAGATCCACCGTGATACGCCACTGTCATACGTGGCTGACGAGGGCACGGTGGATTACGACCCTAAACGAGGCGAGTTCGTTTTCCGCAGTAGTTATGGCGAGGACAGAGTGCCTGCAGCGGTTATAGGTAAGTGTGCAACTACCTTAGCCGACATGAAGCGCGGACCAAAGTTCTATTCAACGGTCAGAGCATACACTTTGGGACAACTGGCATCTGTCAAGTGCGCGGCGCGCCACCCGGTTTTGATCGTGAAGTACGTCATTTACATGTGCGACTTCCAGGCGGCGACGTTAACATCGTCCGTCATCGAAGGTGACCCAGTGGAGTATGGGTATGTCGATCAATTCCTTACTCGCGCCCGCCTTTACGTTTCCCGCGACATCATCGCCGCTATAGATATGTGCCTGAGCAAATTTGTTCAGGCGCACCCAACATCTCGTTTCGTTTTCCCCTGGAAGTGGCAGGAAGTGCACTTACAGAATTACGAAATGCTCACTCACATGGTGCACTGTACACCTTGTGAGCCGCGGCGCATCTTAAACCAGCCCTTTCCGCCTCCGTTGTCGGGCGCTCATGCCGGGGCCGACAACGGCGATGAACCTCGTCCCGGCGATGACGCAACAAAATGCGATATCGTCGGTGGAGACACGTGTGTTGGCGTGGGGGCCGAAGGCGACGCCCCTGCTTGTGGGGCTGGAGGGTCACGGGAACATGATCCCGGGGAAGGATCGGCATCTGTTCCCCATGGTAGCGAAGGTATTCGTGGTGACGACTATGGTGCGTTCGGGTTTAGCGGGGTCAGCGATTCACCACCTAAGCCTGATGAACCATCAGTCGGAACCGCCAGTCAAAGTGGCGGTAATACCTCACGGTGGTTGGGTAGCAGCGGAGGACCTGTACCCCCACGTAAAACCGACACTGTCCCTCATGCACGACGAGGTAATGAGGAAGACGATAATGATTATCGTTTTGGAGAAGACTTTGAACCACTCATTGTCTCCTTCAAGGTTGCAGACGCTGGAACCAATGTTGCCGATTCGTCAGGTTACGTCAATGTTGTATGGGACGAAGGAGGCATCCTGTGTGAGGTTCCAGGTCTCGGCAGCGGACAGTTCGGACCAGGACTCCTACAAACTGCTTACGGCGTGCGACCTACCGAGTCCGATTTCACGGACCACGTTAAAGAGGCATATAGCCTTTACGTCGAAGGACGTAGGCTTGGCCCAGGTCGTCGATCTCCCGTTGTCAGAGATCTTAGCGCATTCATGCGCTTGCTCAGACAGTGTGGGACCAGACATAACAGCGCCGCTCGAAAAGTACGAAGTGTTATCGTCGGCTTACCCGCCGATGACAACGCCGCTCCATTGGTTGTGGGCGTGGTACCTAGTACAGGAAGCGGAGAACCTACTGTGGATGGTCGGGCTAACACCGAAACCGTTCGAGGAGTGGGTATTGCGGTACCCACGCGGCCAGGCCGACATACTCAGAACAGCCCGACGAGACCACGACGTGTTTGGTATCAACCTTCAGCGCGTAAGCGTGGTGAAGAACTTCATCAAAGTCGAGACCACCGTCCGAAATACCGACCCACGAAATATTTCGCCACCCGATGTTTCACTAATGGTTCTGCTGGGACCGGTGATAGCGTCGATGGACGAAGCGGCCCACAACTGCCCGTACATGGTGAAGGGGCTAACGCCCGAGGAGAGGGATCGGAAACTTAGTAGGTTACTGGAGTTCGACGCGTTCGCAGACATAGACTTTGACCGGCTCGACAAGTCTATTGATGAGATGCTGCAGCGCGTCGTTGAGATCGGTCACATTAGGCATGCGTACTCGGAACACGCTGACTGTGACCTTTTTGTACAATATCTCGAGCTTTGCCTTCGCTCCCAGGGCTACAACGATTTGGGAGTTAAGTATGTCATACACGGACAACGACGTTCTGGTGATAACCACACGTCCACATTTAATGCCGGACTGTGCCGATTTGCTGTTTGGATGTGCTTTCGTCACATTCCAACCACTGATTGGTGCACTTTTCACGAAGGCGATGACATACTTATCGGGTACATGTCGAAGTGGCGCGACCAGATTGAGGTCAATTTATCTTACATCTCTTTGTTGGGGCTAAGTATTAAATTGACCTTCGTCAACAGCTTTCAGGAGCTCAGCTTTTGCGGTCGTTATTTGTATGAAGATGGCGGGGTGGTATGCAGTTATGCAGACCCATTCCGCACTCTGGCGAAGATCCACACTTCCATTACCCGCGGTGACACGACTGTCCTGATGCTGGCTAAAGCATTCTCTTACGCTCATACTGACGGGTTGACGCCTATCATTGGTGTCTTCTCCCAGGTTGTGCGTAACCGGCTTCTGGACGAAGTTAACCCAGCCCGCCTTGTGAG